CTTTCGCTGCAGCCAGATCCTTCGTGCGCGTTGAGACGCGCTTTCCGACCCGGTCTTCGGTCCAGTGGACGTACCAGACGCCGGTTCCGGATTTCTTGAGGTAGGGTGCCGACTGCGACATTTGACGGTTTCCAGATAGATTGAAAGGTCCGCTTCATCGACGAGCACGGGTCGGCCAGTGATTTCCCCTAATGTAGCCGGAGATGCTTTCGCGGTGGATGCCGGACTGGCGTCCGAGCTCGGCTTGCGACCAGCCCTTCGCCAGCATCTTCCGATAGACGCGACGACCAAATTCCTCGCGGCTGATCTCGCGCGGCGCGTCGGCGGCGTCATCGCGACCGGCGTCGTTAACTAGGTGCATGCGGTCCTGGCGGCTCATAAATTCCCCTCTGCTTGGTTGAACTGTATGTCACATGTAGCAGGTTTTGTCACATCGTCAACGACAAAATGTCCGAAATGCATTCGACAGCCGGTTGACGACAGACAAAATGTCCGGCATTGTTACCCGACTGGTTTTGACAGATTCGACATTAGGCGGGCAAATGTTCGACGGGCGACGCTTCCTCAAAGAGAATTTCCAGTCACCGCAGAGGGTCATCGCGGCGCTCGGGGCCTACGGCATGCCGACCCCGACCGTCGCGTCTGTCGAAAAATGGTTCAGCCGGGGCAGGGTATCGGCAGAATATCTCCCCTTGCTGATCTGCGTGAGGGAACTGGAGACGGGGCGAAACGTGGGCCTGTCGGCCTACCTGGGCGAGGGTAAGAGATGACGGCAATTGTTCAGCGCGAGTTGCAGCAGGTGTTTCGGTTCACCAACGATCTGCGAGCGGCGCGCGCAGCGGGCGACGAAGCCCGCGTGGCGGAAATGCGTGACGAGATCGACACGATCCGGCTGATGACCGACAGTGAGGCGCTGCGGAAGCGGTGCGCCGTGGTGTTGGCCGAGGGCAATGATCGAACGGCCGCGGAGTCGCGAGCGTGATCGAGATCGTGCTTGCCGGGGCGCCGGTCGGGAAGGGAAGACCGCGATTCGTCAAGGCGACGGGGCGGGCCTTCACGCCGGAGCGCACAGTGCGGTTCGAGGATCGGCTGTCGCTGGCCGCGCAGGCGGCGATGAACGGGCAACCGCTCATGGAAGGGCCGCTGAAGGTGCTCGTCGAGGCGCGAATGCCGATCCCGGTATCCAAGCCGAAGAAATGGCAGGCCGCCGCGCTGGCCGGGCAGATCCGTCCGGTCGTGAAGCCGGACGCCGACAATTTTGCGAAGATGCTGGACGCCTGCAATCTCGTCGTCTGGACGGATGACAGCCAGGTCGTCGACCTTCGCGTGCTGAAATTCTACAGCACTGCGCCGGAGCTGCGCGTGCGGGTCGAACACATCAACGAGGATGAAGGGATATTCGGATGACCGTGACAATTGACCGTTTCACCGAGAGCGCGGACACCGTCAACCACCCCTCGCACTACACCGCCGGCGGGATCGAATGCTACGACGCGATGGCCGCCATGCTGACGAAAGAGGAAATGATCGGCTATCTGCGGGGCAATTCGTTCAAGTATCGCTGGCGTTTCCGCCACAAGGGCGGCGCCGAGGATCTGCGCAAAGCCGAGTGGTACGAGAAAAAGCTTCTCGCACTGGTCGACGCCGCTTGACTTTGTATGCCGCATGTCAAAAGCTGCATACCGACTGATTTGACAGATTGAACAGCAGGGCCGGAGCGCCACCCCTTGACGACCATGACGCCATTCCCCACGCAATTGAGCGGGGCGAGTTTTCTCGCCGCCAATCAGTATGCGCTGCTCGCGGACGAACCGCGTGTCGGCAAGACAGGCACCGCGATCATCGCGGCCGACTATGTCATGGCGTCGTCGATCCTGGTCATCACGACGGCTTCCGGCCGCGGCGTCTGGAAGCGCGGCTTCGCGGACTGGTCCGTGTTCGACCGCAAGGTCAGCATCGCTGCCCCGTCCGTCGACCCGACCGCCGACGTGGTCATCGTCGGATGGCCCGCGCTCACGAACGCAACGGTCATGGCGGCGCTGCTGTCGCGGCGGTGGGACCTGGTCATCTCCGACGAGGACCACTTCGCCAAGAACTTCGACGCCAAGCGCACGCAGGCCCTCTACGGCCAGTTGCTCGACGGCGGCGACCATCTGCAGAACATTCGAGCCCTCTGCGCCTGCGCGGACAGGGTCTGGCCGCTGACGGGCACGCCGCTGCCGCACAGCCCCGCCGACATGTATCCGCGGCTGCGGGCGCTCGCGCCTGACCGCCTGAAGGCCGATCCGGCGCGCGACTGGCCGGACGTGACGCGCTACGGCGACTTCCTGCATCGCTACTGCGTGGTGCGGATGAAGAAGATTTCCAACTTCAACCGCATCCCTGTCGTGATCGGCGGGCGGAACCTTCCTGAATTGAAAGCGCGGATCGAGGGTTTCGTGCTTCGGCGGACCCAGGAAGACGTCGGAATCCGCCCGCCGATCTACGACCTTTTACCCTTCGTCGCGAAGGCCAGCGAGCTGAAAGCCGAAAGCGCGCTCGACCGTGACCGCGTGCTGGCCGCTGCGGCGTCCGGCGACACGAAGGCGCTCGAGATGCACCTTGGCCCGCTGCGCCGCCTGACGGGCGAGATAAAGGCGCATTACGTGGTCGACGCGGTGGCCGACGAGTTCGAATGCGGCCTCGACAAGATCGTGCTGGCCTACTGGCACAAGGACGTCGGCGCGGCGCTCATAGCGGGGCTGCACAAGTTCGGCGTGACGGGCGTTGACGGCTCGACGCCGCCGGAGCACCGGCAGCGCAATGTCGACGCCTTCGCCGACCCGAAGGGGCCGCGCGTCTTTCTCGGCCAGATCGAGGCGGCTGGCGAGGCGATCGACCTGTCGGCGGCGGCCGTGCTGTGGTTCGTCGAGACGTCGTTCTCCCCGCGCAGCATGAAACAGATGTCGCTGCGCATCACCAACCATTCGCAGAAGCGGCAGGCGGTCGTGAAAGTCGCCACGCTTCAGGGAAGCATCGACGAGGCATTGCAGGCTTCGCTGATGAGACTGTGGACTGCAATTCGAGAGGTTCTAACGTGACGATCAAGATTGAGATTGAAGCACATCCCGACCGGGGCGACATGGGCGTTCAGATCGAGCGGGCCATGTCGGCACTCGGCTACTACCAAGTCAGCCATAAGGGCCGCGTGATCCTGGATACCGTCGGTGCCGGCGTTGCTGGCGACATCTCGGACGATACGCCGCTGGACGTGAACGTCAGCAGCACCTACACGCCCGACCCGAACGTCCCGGTCACGCAGACCGCACCGACCCGCAAGCGCGGCGAACCGTCGCCCGGCAAATCTCGCCGGACCAAGGCGGAGATTGCCGAAGACGAGGCCGCCGTAACCAACGCCAACGAAGGCGTCGAAGGCGTAGCCGCCGATGTGGCCGAAGTAGCGGCAGCCATCTCCACCGGCGAGAACCGCATCGGCCCGGACGACACCGGCGAGGACGCCGCGCAAGACGCAGCCGACGAGCAGGACGAGATGGCGGCCAAGCGCGAGCCGGGGAAGCTGACGCACGACGATCTGCGCAAGGCCATCGGCGACTACCAGAAGAAGCACGGGATGTCGGCGGCCGTCGCGCTCGTCCAGGCGGGCGGGCTGATCGGCAAGCCGATCATCGAAGTACCGGAAACCGACCTGGAGGCGTTCATCGCGGCGGTGAACGGCGTTGTCGTGGCCGAAGTGTCAAAACCTGTCGAACAGGCGTCTGACAAATCTGCCGAGACGCAGGCCGCGCCCGTCACGAAGGACGACCTGTTGGCCCTGATGCAGGCATACGTCAAGAAATACGGCGACGTGGCCGCTGCCGAGGACGGGCAGAAAATCTTCGTCCACGCGCTCGGCGAAGTGCCGCCCGGCACGAAGACCGCCAAGGGCCAGATCACCGAGAAGTGGGTCTTCTCGGCCATCCCGAACGATCAGGACAGCCTGTCGAAATGCGTCAAGTGGTGGAAGTCCGCCCTGACCCAGGCTCCCGAGGCGTTCGGGCGAAAGGCGGTGTCGTGATGGCCGCGTTGAAGTCGTGGTTCTACTGCGTGCAAACACCTGACGACCGCGTCACCGTAGTTCGCGCTGATGCATTATTGGTCGACGAACGCGGAGCGTTGAACCTGTGGCTGAACCGGAGACTGGTCGCTGCATTTGGCGCGGGTTTTTGGATGTCGATCGTCGAGACGCCGGGGGTCGACGACAATGGCTGACCACGGCGCACGCGATCACGCGACCTGGTCCGCGTCCGCAACGGCCAGGAACGTCCATTGCGCCGGCGCGCTGGCACTCACCCGCTACGCGCCGGAGAAATCCTCGATCCACGCCGACACGGGCACGGCGGTCCACCAGATCGCCGAGAAGTGTCTGCGGACCGGCGTCGATGCCGACACGTTCGTCGACACCGTCGAGGACGCGAAGGGCCGCAAGGTGCCCGTCACGGAAGAGATGGCGAACTCCGCGCAGGAGTATGTCGACTACTGTCAAATCCGCATGGGCGAGGCCGGCGGCCTCAATTTCGAAACGTGGATCGAAGAGCGTTTCAGCCTCGCCGACCTAGGCACGCCGTTCGACGCTGGCGGGACCGGTGACTTCGTCATCTATCTGCCGACGACACACGAACTCGAGATCGTCGACCTGAAGAACGGCATGGGCGTTGTCGACGTCAAGGACAACCCGCAGCTCCGCACCTACGGGCTCGGCGCGCTGCTGGCGCACCCGGAACTGGACGTTGACACCGTCACGGTCACGATCGTCCAGCCCCGGGCGCCACACAAGGACGGCCGGATCCGCTCGGAGACCTTCACGGTGGCCGAGCTGGTCGAATGGACCGCCGATCTGCTGGCGGCCATGCAGCGGTCGAAGCAGGCCATTGACGAGTTCGACGCGGCCGGCGCGAACAGCGTCCTGCTGGACGAATGGCGGGACAAATGGCTGCGGCCGGGCAAATGCACGTTCTGCCCGGTCGAGGGTTCCTGCCCGGCGTTGAAGCGCGACGCCTTGTCGGTTGCGAAAATCTGGTTCGACGACATGGACCAACCGCAGATCGGCAACGCCGCGCTGGACCAGTCGCCCGAAGCGCTGGCCCGCGATCTCGACATGATCCCGATGCTCGAGGATTGGGTGAAGGCAAGACGTGCCTTCGCACACGCCCAGGCCGAAGCCGGCGTCGCGATCCCTGGCTACCAGCTTTCCGACAAGATCGGGAACCGGAAGTGGGTCGACACCGTGTCCGCCGCCCAACTGCAAGTAGCGGCGGGCGTCCCCGAAGCCGACGTCTACGTCGAACCCAAACTGAAATCCCCCGCGCAGATGGACAAGCTGCTCGGGGCGAAGCGGAAGGCTCTGATCGAGCCGTTCGTGACGCGCGAAGTGACGGGCACCAATTTGGTCTCCGTCGCGAAGTCTACCCGCCCGGCCGCGAAGACCGTCGCCGAGCGGTTTTTTGAAACCTGAAGACCAGAAGAAAGGAAGACCAAAGTGGCAAATGAGAGAGGCAGAAGCGAGAACTTCAAAACGGATACGTGCCGGCTCGGTTTCGACCGTTGGCTGTTCACGCCGGAGAAGAAGGTCGTCGGCAACGGTCCCAACAAGGGCAAGGAGTTTGAGGAATACGGCGCGACGCTGATCTTCTCGAACAGCATCAGCCGCGTTCCCTTCGACAAGGCCGTCATGGCGGCCTGCATCGACGCGAAGTGGGGCACCGAGCAGGAAATCATCAACCTGGTCAAGACCGACATGATCCGGTTGCCGTTCCTGAAGGGCGACGGGAAGGAAGCCCGCAACAAGAAGGACGGGCAGCTTCACCCCGGCATGGGGCCGGACGTCTGGTTCATCCGCACGAACACCCGGCAGGCGCCGGTCGTGCGCTGGAAGGACGTCAACATGCAGGCAACCAAGGACGAGGTCTATTCCGGTTGCTACGGCTTCGCGGTCCTGAACGCCTACACCTGGACCGGCGATACCGGCAAGGGCGTGTCCTTCGGCCTGAACTACTTCCAGAAGAAGACCGAGGGCGAGAAGCTGTTCACCGGCGGGCAGGGCGGTGTCGACCCGTCCGACTACTACGAAAAGATCGCCGACGAGGGCGACGCACCGCAGGAGACGAAGACCGGCGCCGGCGCCGGCGGCCTTTTCGGCTGATTGTCAAAAGTCGCATAACGCGGTGTCGGATGGTTCGACACCGCGAACCTCAAATGGAGAACGACCATGAACCAAACAGAGAAATACCGGCCCGAGGCCGAGTGCGCCGTGCGCGAGCCGAAGATCATGACCATCCGCAGCGAATTGGAGTCAGCAGTCAAGCGCTCCGATCAGGCGTTGACGCGGCTGGAGACGATGGCGATCGGCCTGCTTGGAAACGAGCCGCCCCTTACCCTCACGGCCGGGTCATCCACGGAAGACTACGGGAAGCAGAAGGTGTCTCTCGACCCCGGCTCGCTGGAAGGGTTGGTCGAGCGGCTGCGTCAGCTTCACTACAACATGTCGGCGATCGAGCACCAGATCGACCGCCTCGCCAGCGATCTGTGAGGCGGCCATGACCGACCAGGCAGACATCAAGGGTGGCGACAACTCGTTTCGTGTCGCGGCAGATCAATTGCGCTCTTTCATTGAGCGCGTCGAGAAGCTGGAAGACGAAAAGGCGCTGCTCTCCGCCGACATCAAGGACGTCTACGCCGAGGCCAAGGGCACCGGCTACGACACGAAGGCGATCCGGGCGATCATCCGGCTCCGCAAGAAGGACCAGGCTGAACGTCAGGAAGAGATGGCGGTTCTGCGTCTCTACTCCGAAGCGATCGGCATGAGCATCTTCGACTGATGGCCCGGTTCGCGCAAACCACAATTGAGGCCGAGATCACCCGCGCGACTGATCGCGCGGTGCTGATCGTCTACGAGGGCGACGAAGTGTGGGTTCCGCGCTCCGTCTGTCTCGAGGGCGACAGCCTCTCCGTCGGCGACACCGATCTGATCGTCGCCGACTGGTGGCTGGAAAAGGAGGGCCTGCTTTGACCCTCGCCGAAGCAATCGAGGATGCGGCCAGATCGGGCCGCATCCGCCTGTCGGTCTATCCGATCTCATCGGGCTATCAGGCCAGCTTCTCCACCGACGGGACGTCCTGGCGGTGCGAGATGGCGGCCGATCCGCTCACCGCACTCAACAAGGTTCTCGGCGTGCTGCCGGGCGCGTCCGGGCCGCTGCGTGCGGCGCCGGTCGAGATGGGGATTTTCGAATGAAACACGTCATGCTTGATCTCGAAACACTCGGCACCGTGCCAAACTCAGCGGTCATCTCGATCGGCGCCGTCCAGTTCGACCTGAACGGCGAAATGGGCAAGACCTTCCATAGCAACATCACGGCGGCCTCCTGTCGGGAAATCGGCCTGATCGAAGACCCGGCCACACATCAGTGGTGGGCGAAGCAGTCCAAGGAGGCGCAGGACCGCATAATGGCGGACCGCAAGCCCGTCAACGAAGTCGTTTCGCGGTTCGGATCCTGGTTCCTCGGCTGCGGGGCCGAGTTCGTGTGGGGCAACGGGGCGACCTTCGACGTCGTCCTTTGGGAGTGCGTCTGTCGCCGCCTGGGCGTCTCTCCGCCGTGGAAATTCTGGAACGTCCGCGACATGCGGACGGTCATTCACATGTTCGATCTCGACGTCCGGACGATGGGCCGCGCCGGCGTGCATCACGACGCGCTCGACGACGCAAAGTTCCAGGTGGCCTGCATCGCCGCTGCGCTGAACAAGGGCCGCGCCGGCAAATCAGAGGGGATTTTCGAATGAAACGGTTTTTCTACGAACGCATGAACGGAGTCGCCGGCCCCGACTACTACATCTTCGACCGGCTGCTCGGCTCGAAAACGGACTACGAGATCGTCAAGACACGCGCCATCGCACTGTGCTGGAAGGTAGAAACGGCCGAGGCGATCGTCGCGGCCCTGAACGCCGCGGTGCCGGAATGAGCCGCACCGTCACGATCACGGATCACGCCCTGGTGCGCTGGCTGCAGCGTGCACGTGGGATCGACATGGAGGCCCTGCGTCGCGGGCTGGCCGAACAGGCGCAGCCATTCGCCGATGCGTGCGTCAAGCACGCCGAGGTCGGCGGCGTCTGGTTCGTCTTCGACGGGCCGCGGCTGATCACGGTCACGCCGGACAAGCCGGCGCTGATCTCGACCATCCGCAACGACCGGGCTTTCTCGAACAAGACGAACGCGCGCTCCGAAGGCGAGATGGGCTGGACGGGCAAGAAGCGGCGGCGGAACCATAAATGACGCTCGAGATCGACTTCGAAACCCGCAGCGCCGTCGACCTGAAGAAGCGCGGCTCGCACAACTATTTCGCATCCGAAACGACCGAACCGCTCATGGCGTCATATTCGATCGACGGCGGGCCGATCCGGCGGTGGCGACCGCCGCAGCCGTGCCCGCCCGACATCGTGGCCTACGTCGCCGCCGGCGGCATGGTCTCGGCGCACAATGCATCGTTCGAGCGGCAGTTGTGGCAGATGATCCTGACGCCGCGCTACGGATGGCCTGCCGTCACGCTGGAGCGGTTTCGCTGCACCGCCGCCACCGCCGCGGCGATGGCCCTGCCGCGGTCGCTCGCCGATCTCGGCGCGGCGCTCGATCTGCCTATCCAAAAGGACAAGGAAGGCTCGGCGCTGATCCGCTTCTTCTGCATGCCGCGCCGGCCGCGCAAGGACGAAGACCCCAACGGCATCTATTTCAACGAACCGGCCGACCACCCGGAGAAGTTCGATCGCTTCCACGATTATTGCGACGACGACGTCCGCACCGAGGCCGGCGCCGATCGGCGCATGGTCTCGCTCTCCGACGACGAGCAGCGCGTCTACACGCTGACCGAGCGCATCAACGACCGCGGCATCCGCATCGACCGGCGGTCGTGCCGGGCGGCGCTTGCCTTGGCAGAAAAGGCGAAGAAGCTGCTGGATCGCGAGATGCGGATATGCACAAACGGTTATGTCGGCGGCGTCACGCAGCCGGGCAAGCTGGTCGAGTGGGTCCAGGCGCAGGGCGTCGCGATGGACAGCGCGCAGAAGGCCGAGATCGAGAGCCTGCTGTTGCTGGACGATCTGCCGGCTAACGTGCGGCGCGCGATCGAGATCCGACAGGAAGGCGCCAAGTCCAGCGTGTCGAAGCTGCAGGCGTTCCTGGACCGCGCCAGCGCAGACGGGCGGGTGCGCGGCACCGACATCTACCACGCCGCCTCGACGGGCCGCACGCAGTCCGTCGGCATCAACAAGAACAACATGCCGCGCCCGCGCCGGGAGTATGACGACGCGCATCTCGACACGTCGATTCTGTTCGACGCGATCCGATCGGAAGAGCCGGAACTGCTGAAGCTGCTCTACGGCCTGCCGCTCGGCCGCCCCCTGAACCTCGTGTCGGATGCCATCCGCGGCTTCCTGTGGGCCGCGCCGGGCCATGAGTTCGTGCAGGCCGACTACTCCGGCATCGAAGGCGCGGTGATCGCCTGGTCGTCCGGCGAGGACTGGAAGGTGAGGGCGCTGCACGACATCATCGCCGACCCGTCGCTGCCGGACTTGTATCGGCGCACGGCGGCCAACATCCTCAATCTGTCGATCGAGACGGTCACGAAGAAGCATTGGGCGCGTCAGGCCGTCGGCAAGGTGAGCGAGCTCGCCCTGGGGTTCGGCGGCGGTGTCGCGGCCTTCCACTCCATGTCGCTCAACTATTCCATAAAGCTGGACCCGCTGTTCGCGCCGGTGTGGGAGACCGCCGACGAGGCGCGGCGAGAGAAGGCGGTCAAGCGCTACGAATCGCGCGTGAAGGCCGGGAAAGAAAAGGCCGACATTCTCTCACGCGAAGCGTGGATCGCCTGCGAACTGATCAAGGTCGGCTGGCGCGCGTCGAACCCGGCCATCGCGAAGGGCTGGCATCTGCGCGAAGACGCGATGCGCGAAGCGATCCGCAACCCGGGCACAGTCGTCGAGTGTCTGAAATTCTCCTACGTCGTCAAGCTCAGCTATCTGTGGTGCAAGCTCCCGTCGGGGCGTTGTCTTGCCTATGCGTCGCCGAAACTGCGCGACCAGGTATGGGCCGCCGAGAAGACCGCCGACGGATGGGCTGACGCCGAGGTCATGGACCGGGCAGAGGCAGAGCGGCTGGCGCTGAAGGGATTGGTCCGCATCGACGGCGCGACATCGCCGGCCATTACCATCTTGGGCGTTGGCAAGGACGGCAAGATGCGCCGGGAGTTCCTGTATGGCGGGCTGGCAGCCGAGAACGACACCCAGGCGGTCGCGCGGGATCTGCTGGTGAACGGCATGTGGAAGGCCGAAGCGGCCGGCTACCCGATCATCGGCACGGTCTATGACGAAATCGTCACCGAAGTCCCGCGCGGGTGGGGCGACCTGAAAGCGTTCGAGAATCTGATCTGCGAGCTGCCGCCGTGGGCGGACGGGATGCCGCTCACGGCAGGCGGATTCAGGGGCAAAAGGTACCGCAAGGACTGACGTCAAATTTGTCAAAAATAGCATTTGACAGGCCGTCTCCATGTGACATACACTTCCTCCATCGACCAAGACATCACGGAGGAAAATCCCATGTAGACCGCAGCGCGGGGCGCGCGTCCGCCTCCCCAACCGGTCCCGTTCAACAGGCGGGACCGGCTTCAACCAACTCGGAGACGTCATGCCTTTCAGCAGGAAATACGGTCAGGAAATGCGGCGTCAGTCGCTGCGCATTCCGGCGAAGCTGGACGATGCGTTGCTTGCGAAGGCGAAGAAGGACAAGTCGCTGAAGTCCGAAGTGATCGTCTCGGTCCTGGCCGATGCGATGAACATCAACCTGGCGCCGGAAGAGACCGGCATTTTCGAATAGGAGACGACCAAATGGCAACATGGCTTACCGACGACAACGGGAACAGATGCTCCGTTGAGTATTTTGGTGCTAAAACTAGAGCGAGAGCCGCACTCGACAGCCTGAAGGACTGCCGCAATTGTACCAACTGCTCGGACTGCTCGTACTGCTCGGGCTGCTCGTACTGCTCGGGCTGCTCGTACTGCTCGGACTGCTCGGGCTGCTCGCGCTGCTCGTACTGCTCGTACTGCTCGTACTGCTCGTACTGCTCGTACTGCTCGTACTGCTCGGACTGCTCGGGCTGCTCGCGCTGCTCGTACTGCGCGGGCTGCTCGCATATTCGCCGAGCCTCCGAGCCGGTAGTTGTAGGGCCGTTCCGCTCAGACGGTTATCAGTTCGTGGTGGGCAAGACCGGGTCTATACATGCCGGTTGCCGCGTGTTCGACACGATGGCGAAAGCCCGTGCCCACTGGACAGCGACACGCGGCGAGACGCCGCTCGGCGTCGAGACAACAGCCATCCTCGACTTCCTGGAAACGATGACGGCGCTCCGTAATTCGGCTGTGGTGGCCTGACATGAACGCCAAGCCCGACACCCGCGACCTCTCGATCGACGAGATGCTGACCGCCGCGCTCGAGCGCGCACTGGCCGCGTTGGTGCGGCAGATCAAGAAGGAAAGGACGGGACGATGAACGTCGATCCGAAAAGGGCGCGCAAGCTGGTGCGCAACTTCGAACGCGCCGTTCGGCTGCACGAAATGGCCGGTGCGGCGCACCCCGAAGATCGACCGCTCATCCAGGAAGATTACGAGAACGCCAAAGAGCGGCTGATCTCGACGATCAAACAGATGTCGAAATCATGAACTCCAAGCCCGACACCCGCGACGTCTCGATCGACGAGATGCTGACCGCCGCGCTCAAGCGCGCACTGGCCGCGCTGGTGCGGCAGATCAAGAAGGAAAGGATGGGACGATGATGGCCTGCCAGACGTGCGCGCATTGGGGTGGCGAAGAAGACTATTGGCGCGACTACACCTGCAACGGGCTGAAGGTCTGCAGCAGGATCGGGGAGTTTTTTGAAGCGTCGGAGTGGAACGACGACGGCGACCGCGTAATGAAGCCGGAGTGCCGAAATGATCTGGCGTTCGCGCAAGACGGATCCGGCTACCGCGCTTTCGTCGTGACGAAACCGAACTTTTTCTGCGCGCACTACGAGCAGAAGCCGTGACCCTCGACGACGCCCGCGCCGCCTACCCACATCTCGGCTTCTGCGTCTACGCGATGGAGCCGGGCGAGAAGCTGACGCTGGAGATCCACGCGCCTGATGGAACGATCTTCACATTCTACGGCGCGACCGAAACCGCAGCGCTCGCGCTGGCCTTTCCTGAAACCGCACCGGTCGAGATCGAGCCGGGCCTGTTCGACTAGGAGACGACCATGATCATCCCGACCGGAACAATCCCCATTTCACCCGGCACCAAGCGCGCCTTCGGCAGCCTGCTCCTGACCGTGCTCCTGCTTGCCGTCTTCGCCCTTGCCGGCAATCTGCTCTACGTCTTGTATTTGCTGGTCGCATGGACGCTGACCGACGTGCCGGCCGATATTTGGGGGCCGTTGATCCTGGGGTTGACCACGTTCGGCTCGGTTTGGTGGGGCATCTGGCACACGATGCGCCAGGACGGTCTGTTCGAAGACGACAACGACTGAACCGAGAAAAGTCGCACCTGCGACATTGGAGACGACCGACATGGACAAGAATATTCTCGAGATGGTTGGCGTGCTTGGCTACGAAGCGGGCCAACAATCACAAGAGGCCAAGCCCGAGCGAAAAATCTACGGGCGGGCATGGGAGCGGGAGAACGTCATCGTTGTGGACGTTTCCAAAATCGCATTCACGCCCGACGAAGTGACGCGCTTCGCCGACCTTCTCTACACGCTCGCCGGCAACGTTCGCGATCGCATGGACGCGCCGAAATGAGCGCCTTGATTTTCGCCAGCGGTGCCCTGTGCGGTGTCCTGATCGGTGCTGCCCTGTCCGCGCGGCAACCGCCACGCCGCCCGCTCTATGCGACATGGCCGGCAGGACAAAATCGCGAAGGAGATTGATGTGAGTAGACCCGACATGTTCGGCTTTGTGCCAGCCATTCATCAAAGCCAGCTTGCGCCGGCAGAGAACAAGTTTCACGTGGGCAACGGCGATGACGGGAAGCACTACTGGCTAACGCCCCCCGACCTATACGCCGCGCTCGACGCTGAGTTCGGCTTTGATTTCGATCCCTGCCCGTTCCCGTTGCCCGATGGGTTCGACGGCCTAACCTGCGAATGGGGCGCGTCGAACTACGTCAACCCTCCCTTCGGGTCCATCATTCACCAAGGAAGAAAGAAGGGGCCGACAGCGTGGGTGCGCAAGTCGATCGAGGAACACCGCAAAGGAAAGACCGTCGTTCTGGTCTACCCGGTGGACAAGTGGGTGTTGATGCTCCTGCGGGAAATTATAGGGGCCGACGCGGATATCCGAAATCTCGGCGACGTTCGCTGGCTGGCGACAGAAGACATGAGCGTCGGCAAGGGCACGGGGCGTCATATCGCGTGCTTCATACTTCGAAAGGACCGCTGACATGACCGCAATCCAGAAGGCGCGGAAGCTCAAGAAGGACGCTCTGGCACTGCTCAATAACTACCCACCCGATTACATCGAAAAAGCGCAAGCAGCCATAGATAAAGGAAAGGCGTTCTGCCCCGTTTGCCATTCTGCGGGTATGGCGAATTGCGGATATTTTGATGAGTGCAACGAGTTCGTTATGCCAAATGGTTCGAGGGCAAAGTGATGGTCATGAGCGATATAGAAGAGACTGGCATCGAGGCACTGATTGAGGAAGGCCGAAAGCGGTCAGCAGTGGTCGATAATTACGAGGGGAAGAACTACCTCATCCGCCGTTTAACCGATGAGCTTGAGCGCGCCTGCCGCGCCCTCGCCGCCCTAGCGGAGACGGAGGTGAAGTCAACACCTACCGAGTTCAATCAGATCGGCATGACGCTGTCTTTCTTCGCCAGCGCGATCAAGTCTGGCGAAAACTGGACGGCCACCTGTCAGCGAGAATACGACGCGGCACAGGCGTGTCTAACGCAACTCCGTTCCGCGCTCGTTTCCCCGGAGTCCCGGTCATGAGCGGGCTGGGCGAAAAGGGGCTGCTGCCGTGTCCGTTCTGCGGCGGGCGGGACATCCAAATCCGTGCGACAAAGATCGGTGACTACTTCGCGATATGCCACTCTGATTACGAAGGTATCCCCGAGGACGACTTCACTCCAGACGGTATCAAGCGGGTGATCTCCGGCAACAACGACATGCTGGACGCATGGTATGCAGCGCGCGGTATCACGACCAAGCGCATGGAAATGAAGGCAGAAATAGCCAGCCTCATCGCCGACCGCGCCGCACAGGCGGAACGCATGGCGAGGCTGGATGAGGCGCTGGGAAAGATGCGGGCTGCTGTGACGTGGATTTCCGCGCCGTTCGTGGACGAGAACACGACGCTCGAAGAACTGCGCAAGCGGGTTGCCTTTTGCGTGTCCGATGCTGCTCTCGCCGCCCGCGCCCTATCGCAGGGGGGAAGCGATGCGTGAGTTGGCAACCATCGTCATTCGGCTGGACCGGCTTCAGGAGATTGAAGCGTTTCTCGACGCGCTCGAAGAATGGGGAGTGACCGACCCGGATCTTCGCCAGACGGAAATCATCCGCCATCTGCAATCACCAACAGGCTTGACGCAATATATCGATCGCGAAACCGAGGAGGTCTTCGGCAATGCGTAGCCCAAGATTCCCCCTCCGCGCAGCCGAGGAGAGCGCGGGATGACGCGACCGCCTGGACGCCCGAAAGGCCGCGCCACGCGGCGCCCGCGCATAAAGCGGCGTCCGCCGGCCGACAACATGATGCCGCTGCTGAAGCAGTTGCTGGAGATCATCGAAGCCAGCGACGAACCGTTCAGCCATATGGCGGCGCGCACCGGCTACGACAACGCGACGTTCACGCGGATTCGAAACGGCAAACGGTTGCCGCGGCTGAACACGTTCACGGATCTCGCCAATGCGCTCGGCTACGAGCTCGTGCTGCGGCCGATGTCAAAAGTCACATCTGACGATCTGGACAAGATTTGACGAGGCGCGCATTGTGCGCGGTTCAACGACCAACCCGGGGGGTCCCATGAACGAGTTCGAGAAAGCTGCGCTCTCCGCGCTGAGGTGGGGCCTGCTGGCCTTCATCGTCTTCCTGTTGATGGCCCTGGCGATGTGTTCCGCCCGCGCCCACGATGCGATCCCGACGGCCGCGCAGCCGAACGGGTGGACCTACCCGTATTCCTGCTGCAGCGGCATCGACTGCCGCGAGGCGAAGCCGGCAGAGATCACGGAGCGGCCGGAAGGCTTCGTCGTCGGTTCGACCGGCGAAGTCGTGCCCTATGGCGACAAGCGCGTCCGCAACTCGCCCGACGGCCGATTCCACTGGTGCGCGCATCAGTCCGGCGTCGAGGCTGGGCAGACGATCTGCCTGTTCGTGCCGCCACGGGGGTTCTGATCATGAGCTGGTCTTTAGGATTTGACAGCAATTGGGACCGCGACATCGGCTATGGCGTTCCGGCGATCTGTGACCACCCCCGTTGCGACAAAAGAATCGACCGCGGGCTTTCATATGTCTGCGGCGGCGAGCCATACGGCGGTGAACATGGGTGTGGCCTTTACTTCTGCGGCGCGCACATGACGTATCGATCGCCGCGCGGCGAGGATCGCAGCTACCAGAACTGCAAGCGATGCTCGACATATCGACTCCCCTACAACCCCAAGCCAGATGTCCAAGAGTGGGTAGATTGGAAACTAAACGAGTCTAGCTGGTCAGCGTGGCGTGGACAGAACCCCGACGAGGTCGCAGCGCTTAAGGCGCAGTCGAAGTCGCAGAAACGGGCGTGACGCTTGAACATGCAGAACACGAACCAGTTCGCCGTCCTGTGGGCGCTCGGCTATAGGCGACTGGTGCCGATCACGCCGCCTGGCTGCGAGGTCTCCGAGAAGTCGTCGCTCTTTATCCGCATACAGAAGGGCGACGACGCCCGCGGCAAGGCCCCAGGCCGCAAATGGGGCGACGGGACGTGGTCCGGCTTCGACTGGCTGGCGCACACGACCACGGAAGCCGATCTGGAGCGCTGGAACGACATGGGTGCCGGCGTGGGCATCCGGACGGGCGACGGGCTCGTCCTGATCGACGCCGACACGAAGGACGTCGATCGGGCGCGCGTCATCCGCGACACCGTGATCCGACACTTCGGCCAACTCCCCATTCGCATCGGCAATTACCCGAAGGCGGGCTATCTGGTCCGCACCGACGCCGACTTCCAATACACCCGGATCGAGTTCGGGGAACGTGACGCTAAGGGCCGGCTGCAGGAGCGGGTCGAGATACTGGCCGAGGGTCGGCAGTTCGTCGCCCACGGCATTCACCCGGCCACGCAGCAGCCCTACCGCTGGCCCCAGGGCCTGCCGGCGCTCGCAGACGTGCCGGAAGTCACCGGGGCCGCCCTGTTGGCCTTTCTCGAGGATCTGCGGCCGCAACTGCCGGCCGCTTCCGAGATCGTCCGCGAGGGCGCGAAGACCGATGTCGACCAGAAGTCGCTGCTCGCCCCAATCGATCTGCTGACGCGCGCTGTCCGCGCAACGCCGAACTCGTCGGAGCATTTCCCGACGCGGGAATCCTACCTGGACTTCGGCTACGCCATCAAGGCCGCAGCCGGGCCGGAGCACCAGGACGAGGCGTTCGAGCTTTTCGCCGACTGGTGCGACCGGTGGGCGGAAGGCGAGAACGAACCCGAAATTGTCCGCGCCGATTGGGGCAGGATGAAAGGTCCGTTCCGGCGCGGCGCGTCGTGGCTCTACGAGACGGCGGCCAGGCTTGCGGACCCAGGCGAGTTCTCGCTTGCGACGCAATGGTTCGAGGAACCGGGCGAAGATACCCCCCTGTTCCCTGATTCCGCGCCAAACGCTTTTTCCACCCCGAAGAAGGTGCTGGCCTTCACCGCCTTCGACGAGGCGGCGGCCAATGCGCTCGACGGCGCGGCCGCGCCCCTGATCAAGGGGATACTCGATCAAGGCGCGATGACGATCCTGTACGGAGAGTCGAATGCCGGCAAGACGTTCGTGGCGATGGATATCGCCTACCATATCGCCCGGGGACTGCCGTGGGCTGGCAGGAAGACGGCGGCCATGCCGGTGCTCTATATCGCAGCGGAGGGCGGCAAGGGCGCCAGAAAACGCGCTGCGGCATTGGCGGCCAGGCATGGCGCGGCGCCGGCCTTCTGGTTCCTGATGCACCCGGTCAACCTACTGAGAGTGGACGCGGACCTGAAGCCGTTGGTCGAGGCGGTGCGGTTAACCGGACAGGCGTTCGGAATGATCGTGGTGGACACCCTGTCGCGAGCGATGGCCGGCGGCGATGAGAATGCGTCGACCGATATGGGCGCGATGGTCCGGAACCTGGACGCGCTGCGGTCGGCCACAGGCGCGCACCTGGTCGCGGTGCATCACAGCGGCAAGGATCGGGCGAAAGGCGCCCGCGGGCATAGCTTGCTGCGGGCGGCCACGGACACCGAGATCGAGGTCGTTGACGGCACGATCGTCGTGACGAAACAGCGGGACCTGGACGGTAGTTTCGCGACGGGCTTTGACCTGGACGTGGTGACGCTAGGCGTCGATGGCGACGGCGATCCGGTGACCTCGTGCACGATCCGGTTGATCGACATCGGCATGGTCGGGGCGGCCGGTGCGGGCGCTACGGCCGGTGCGAGGGGGGAAATCACGGCAAAGGAAGGGGTAGTGTTGCAGGCGGTTCGGGATCTGACCGAGCGCGGAGAGGCGGTTTCCGGGGTTTCCTTGACGGACATTCTGTCCGCTTTGGCCGATTTGCATCACAGAATTTCCAAGGATTCCGCCCGGAAACATGTGGAAAAACTGACCAAAAAGGGGCTTCTGACAAAATGTCGGTCCGGCTTCTGGAAGTTGGCTTTGGAAAATCTGGAAGAAAATAATTTCCACGAAATATTCGAGTAAAATCAATGCGATGGCCGATTGTGGAATTTCTGGAATTTGTGGAATTACCAAAAAGGCAAATTGGAAGGAATTGGAAGGGTGTCTATAGACCCTTCCAAAATTCCAATGCCCGGGTTCCTTCCATTTCCGGATCGGCGGATAGAGAAAGCAGGAAGGCCGACCGTGTGGCATACAGCGTCATGTGTCGGTCACTTCGGGAACCAAGACATGGTCCTCGCATATGTAGCGGAAGGCTCGCGGCGTGTCGCAGTAGCGGCTGCCGTCGTCGCGAGCGGGGTTCCACCATTTGCGCGTCTTCGGATCGATCACCCATCCGGCAGCAATGGCGATACCTCTGTAGTCGATCATTTCGATTTCCTTTCGGTCAGGTGGTGCCAGGCGGATTGTGCGAGACGGCCGCACAAGAGCGGAACGAGTGCCAGCGGCAGAATGAGCAGACAGGCGGCCAGCGCGAAGATGATCAGCATTCGCCCGACGCGATGTGCTCGATCGCGCTCCGGCTTTTTCCCATGCCGCCACACGCCAGGATGAAATCGAACTGATCGAGAGCGCGTTCGGGCGGGGTCTCGCCGCGCCAGGCTGCAATGATGCGTTTGGCGAGTTCGTCGCATGAATACCCGTTCGGGTGCATGGCGATCAACATCGGGCCGTGATCAACCGCGCCGGCTGGCGCGGAGTAGAACAGCCCGTGAGTGTCTATTTCGTGCAGCGGGCGCGTCTCGAACGTTCCGTGTTGCCCGATCTTCGGGCGATAGACTTCGGGGCTTCCAGACGGCAGCAGGGATCCGCCGATATGTCGGGTCATGGTCTTATTCTCCGTTGTGCGAGTTTTGACGATCAGTGACGAAAGGCAAGGCGCGTTGACGCCTTCCCGGTTGCGCGGCGGTAGACCTTCAGGTTGATATGGTCGGCGTCGTCGCTTTCATAGATGCCGCGCAGCTCCTGCAGCAGATCGGCGTACTCATCCGGCTTGGCGGGGCGTCCTTTCGAGAGCCAGGACGTGTCAGCGGCGCCATGCCGGCCCACATGGGCATAGCAGGTGATGTAGGGGCCGTGGTGGCGTTCGGTCGGGAAGTAGGCGCACAATTCGCTGCGGAACTTGCGGAAGATGACGGGCAGCGTCGGGGCGGTGGCGTTCATAGTCGTATCCTTCGTTGTGCGAGTTTTGACGATTTGGTCGGGTGCGTCAGTCGACGTAATTTTCGGGATTGGGCTGTAGTTCTTCGCAACAGAATACGGGTTCGAGGTCGCATCGGGCGAACCAGTTGCCCATGAAGGGGATAGCCGTGTGGTGGCGATGGTCGCGGCCACAATCTGCGCACCATTCGAATTCGAATTGCTCGCGCAGCCATTCCGTCGCGGGTGTGGTTAGGTTGGTCATGGTCGTATCCTTTGTTGTGCGAGTTTTGACGATCAGGGCAGCGGCGCAAAGCCGATTGCGATGATGGCTATGGCAGATGCGATAGCAGCTAGCGCGGCGAGCTCGAGGCAGGCGCGGGCGATGTCGAGAAGTGTGCTCATCGGTCTAGTTCCGGATCCAGTAGGATTTCACTTCGGCGCCGCGTTCAACACGGCCAGTCGTTCGGCCGACAACGGTGCGCCCGGGGCGCAACTCCCATTCGGCCGTGTAAGGCCATTTTGCGCTGACGATGCGCGGGTGAACGTCGCGCGGCCCGATATGGGCGAAGAACTCATCTTTGGTGACTTCTCGGAACTCGGTCACGCCCGTTCCTCCCGGGCTGCAACGCGAGTAAGCCATGCGTGAAAATAGCGGGCGCGGGATCCGTTGGCGTTCTTCGGTCTCCGGTATTTCATCGCGTCGGCATGCGCCAGAAGCCGATCGACAGCTTCGGTGCCGAGGGAGTGAAAGTCACCAGTGGCGTGGCAGTTGCGAAGGATCTCGCGGGCGGTTTGCGGGTCGATCGTGTCAGACATGGTCGTATTCTCCGGTTGGCGAGTTTTGACGGGTTTCAGGCTTTGGTCGCGGCACGCGATGCGAACTCGCGCGCCTTTCCCAGCATGACGTCGCAAAGATCGGCCGACGTTGCGGTGTCGGCGGCCTTCAGCATGGCGTCGCGCGCTTCTTCGAACATTTCCAGCGCTTCGAAGCGTCCGGCAAGCCGAAACCAGAACTCGCGCGGCTTGTTATAGGTCGGGATCGTGTCGAGTGCTTCGACGGCTTGATCGGCGGACATTTCGAAAGTGAGCACGGCGGTTTCTCCTGTTTGCCACTCATATGTATGTCACATAGACGAACGTGTCAAACGCTAAATTTGACGAATTTGACACGGGCGCATAAGGTCGCGTCGAGCGGCGCGGATGTGGTAATCTGTTACCGCCTTAACGTTCGGCGAGGCTTGCCAGATTATGGAACTTTGAAGGACGGCATGTCGCGCAGGCTCACAGACAGGCAAAGGGAGTTCGTCAAGCACATGGCGCGCACGGGCGATGCCGAGTATTCGGCCGATAAAGCAGGCTATGCCGCGCCTGCCGTGGCAGGCTGGAAGCTGATGAACCAAACAGAGGCAGTGGCGAACGCGACACGCGAGGAAACCCGTCGCTTTCTCCTGCAGGATGCGGGGCAGATCGCCGTTGGCATCCTGGTCGAGATTGGCACGGATCCCAAGCAACCGGCCGGCGCTAGGGTCAATGCGGCCGATAAGCTGGCAAAACTGTCAGGAATCGCCATTGGCGAGGAAGGCAACGCCAAGGATCCGAGCGAGATGGACGGGAACGAGCTGCGCGTCGCACTCGACAAGATGGAGCGGCAGAAGCAGGCAGTAGAGCGGGCGCTTGCCGATCGGGCGAAGCCGGTCATTGAGGCCGAATCCAGCCTGTTTGACTAGCAAAGCTTGCAACCGGCTACCATGCGCCATGCGCAACGTGCTGCGTTATCAACGGTGCTAACAGTGTAGAGAACGTAGAGGGCGCAGCGCTCGAGCCGCTCGCCGCCCTGCCAGGCCGAGGCCCACCCCTGCCGGCAGTCCGCCGCGCGTCCCGCCGGCCGCATCGCCCGTCGCGACAAATTTGTGTCTCAAAAACCATTCCGGACGTCTTGTCCGAAGCGGCCGAACCGGGCCGCAACAGCCGACGCGGCCCGATCATCGTCAAATCTCGCAGTTGACAGTTTCGCAGCGGTCGGCGATGTTCGGCGACCGACCAGGACAGGAGAGAACATCATGGACGACAAGGGCAGGCTCACCATCACCGATGCGGACGGCGCGAAGAAGTTCGACGGGCGCACGTTTCAGGAAAACGGGCTTCAAGAGCGCGGGGTCTCGCGTCACGACCGCCGGGCGCAGGCGGCGATCGAGCGGATCGAGGCGAAGGTGCGTCGAGAACTCGCGATCACCCGCGACATCATCCGCGTTTAGGCACTCGCAGTGTCCATCGACATCGTCCCGCTGAAGGCCGACATGTTCGCGATCCGGTTTCACCGGCGCCGCTGGCTGAAAATCCAGGCCGCGAGCGCGGAAAGGCACCAGACGAGCGGGTGGCGGCCGATCGCATGGACCGAGGATTTCACCGAGGCTGAGAAATTCGCCTCGCAAGAGGTCGCCGAGAGCTTCGCGGGCGCCTATATTCCGGGTTTCCGTCAAAACTCGCAGTTGACAAGCACGGCCGCGACCGCATAATCCATCGTGCTCATCCCGCATCCTCCCAGGGTCGCAGAGCACCGGATGTCTTGGTCGTCATCCACGGTTCGGCCGCAGCGAAATCCTCCCGCTGCGGCCGTTCTCGTTTTCGGGCCGTTGCGCTTGTCAAAAGTCGCTGGTATACGGTTCGGCAGGATTTGACGCCTGTAGGAGCGCCTAGATGACCACTACTGCGAACCACAGGGTCTTCACTGCGGATGCCGAGTGGTCCATCGATCTCAACGACTACGGCCGGATGGACTACCAGACGATTGCCTATGCCGGAGATCTCGGTGGCGGTACGCTGCGGGTATACGCAGTCTTCGGCGGGACCAATATCCCGCTACCAGACTCGAAGCTGTCGGCCTCGACGCTCGACGGCCAGGGTGAAGTTGTGAAGGCGTTCCCGTTCCGCACGACCGGCGACTTGGTGATTGAATTGAGCGGCGCCACAGACCCCAACGTGACGGTATACGTGCTATGAGAATTTTCGCGACCGGACTGGCGGAGATGGGCGCGCAGAACGCGGCGTTGAGTCTGCGCTCACGGGCGATGCTGATCGCACTGACGGCGGCCAGCGCGGTCCCCGGCCAGCAATACAGCTTCGATGGGGCGACCTATCTGGGTTCGCCCGGCGCAGGTATCATTCCGGACCTACCAAACCTTGTCCCCGTCGGGCCGGTTCACCCGGAGCATTTCAAGGATCATGCCACTCATGGCGTGACCGAAATGGCTGACGCCGTGCAAATGGTGCTCGCAGCGGGGTATTCGGTCTACGCGATCAAGGGGCGGGTATACAAACTTTCCGATACCAGCGAACTGACGTTCGATAATCAGATTGTCGACTTCAGAGGCGCACCAATCGATGCCACGGACCTCCGGACGAGCAAGACATCAGGATCGCCCAACCGGGTGCAGAAAATCTTCGATGTCGTCGGTAGCGAGCGGATGACAACAACACTCGCGTCGGCCGTTGCTGACGGGGCTCTTGTTGCCACGCTGACATCCGTAACGGGCATTGAGGCAGGCGATGTGATCCGCTTCGTTTCGACGGGGCAACGCTGGTATTCTGATGGCGCAGCCACTCCGATTATGCGGAGTTGGACGACTCGTATCGAGCAGATAAACGGCAGTGACGTCACCGTGCAAGAGCCGTTTCCGTTCGGCTTTGATACAGGGGTGGCGTCCGTCGACGTCCAGGTCTGGCGCGGTGTCAAGGGCGCGCGGGTTTACGTCGGCAGCGCTACTGGCCCGGGTTATGTGAAAGCTCAGCTCAACGGCGAAGGCGAAGGTGTTGCGGGCGGGTATTTCGCTCAGGATTTGAGGGTCGAAATTGAGTCCTGCGTTGGGTTTCAAGGCGTCGCCGCGTGGGTTTCTCAGTTCTACAACGTGGACGTGACGATCAAGAATTGTCAGGGGTGGCCGGACGGATACAATGCCGCCTACTCTGAGAATGACAATTCTGGCTTCGCTGGCGCTTTTTTCTACCGAGGCGCAAAGTTTCGCTTCCACGACGGCTCGGGGAGCCGTGTTCGTCATATTGTGGACGGGCAGGGTGCGTGGGATGGCATTATTGCAAACGTCCATGCTTGGGACACGCATCGGTCGGCATACACCTGCCACGATAGCTGTTCTGAGTGGGTATTCAGTCAGACCCACTACAAGGCGAACACGATTTCAGCGTGCCTCTGGCGTGGGCACAACGTCACGACAATTGGCAACAATTGGGATTGTGGGACGGCAAACGGAACCTATGGGTTTTATGATACCGCTGGCGATGTTGACGATCTGCCGAAAACATATACCTTCATCGGCGACACAATCCGCGCTGGCCGTCAGTGTGTATTTGTCAATGCGAACGTTGGGCACGTTAGCATCCAGCCTGCACACTATCGGGGCGGTTACGAAACCCTCTACGCTCCGGTCCAGTTCTCTTCCCTTCAAATCGGGGTCGCCAGTATCTCTGGCGGCGGCATAATTGAGACTTCTGTCGCCGGCGACTGCATCTATGTAGGGGGAACGGCCGCTCCGGACTCCAGGGAGTTCCTGTCGGTCAAGGGCGTCACGCTCAAGGGCTATACGGATTCGGCAGTTGATTGCGCTCACGCTTATCCACCTGATGTCGTAGAGGCGACCGGTAACACCCTGATCCCAGGCGTGGGAGCAACAACCCACATGAAGTTGGCGGGCAACGTCCGGTATGAACGCGGGCCTAACTTCCTGATCGATGGCACGATCTACGATCCTGACCATGCCGGATCGTGGACGCCAGTGCTTTCGGACGGCACGAACAACGCAACGGGCACAGGACTGGCGACGTGGTCTCGTGATCTCAATGGAATGGTTACGTGCAATGGGCGCATTGTCCTCACGGCGAAAGGCAGCATTTCCGGGAACCTCCGCATCAGCGGGCAACCGTATGCCGTCAAAGCTGGAACCTATGGCGGCGGCTTTGTTACCGATTTTGCTAACCTGGCGCTTGCGGGCAACTACGCCGTGACAATTCGCTGCCTTGCCGGCGATAGCTTTGGACTTCTCCGGGTGACGGATCACACAGCCAGCATGACACCGCTCATCGCAACCGAAGTCACCGATACGACACAGCTATATTTCTCGTTCAGCTACCAGTCGTAACATAGTTGGTCAAAGAGACTTAGGTCTCCAGCCGTAGGGGCAGGAGACAGCGGCCCGCTCGACAGGCGGCGTGATCGCAGGGTTCGGAACCTTGAACGATATCCGCTCACACCCCTGCGGCGCCGTCTCCGCCACTTTAGGACCGCGGAATAGCGGTGAGGCCATCAGCCCGACGCCAACGCAAAACGCGACTAACCCGACGACCATGTCTCTGCTCATACCGCAAGCATAGCATGCGTGCCTAGCGCCGCAATCCCCACGCGCCGGCTCGTTGCGCTTGTCAAAACTCACTGGTATAGAGTTCGACTAGTTTTGACAGAGGGCTGATGCCGTGGCGAACCCCGTTAAACCCGACATCGACTACTCCTACTCCGGCTTCCAGGCCGAGCAGCAGGACACGCCATTTCCCGGCACGCAGCTCGACAATGACCTGGCCGAGCTCGACCGCGCCATTTCGGACACGATCGACGCACTGGCCGACGTTCGCCGTTCCGATGGTGCGCTGGTCAACGGCATCGTCACGCGAGATGCGCTCTCCGATGAATTGAACAGCCTCGCCGGCCAGTCGGCCTACGCGCTTGCCGTCGCGAACGGGTTCGAGGGCACGGAGGCCGAATGGCTGGCGAGCCTGGTCGGGCCTACCGGACCGACAGGGTCTACTGGTGCGACGGGAGCCGCCGGGGCTGATGGGGCTGATGGCGTGGACGGCGCTCCCGGGGCCACGGGAGCCGCCGGCACGGCAGCGACGATCGCGGTCGGGACCGTTACTACCGGCGACCCGGGCACCGACGTCATCGTGACGAACGTCGGCACGGCGACGGCGGCGGTTTTCGACATCGCCATCCCGCGCGGGGCCACCGGCGCGAGTGGGGCCGGTTCCGGCGATATGGTCGCGGCGACCTACGATCCGACTGCTGTCGGCGGCGACGCTTTCGACATGGAGAACATGGTCGAGGGCGCGACCAAGAAGATCCTGACGACGGCCGAGCGCGCGACGATCGCCGGTCTCGGTTCGCTGGCGGCCAAGTCCACGGTCAATGATGCCGACTGGTCCGGCACCGATCTCGCCGTCGCCAACGGCGGCACCGGCGCGAGCGACGCCTCTGGAGCGCGCACGGCTCTCGGGCTTGTGATCGGCACCGACGTCCAGGCGTTCTCGACGCATCTGTCGGCGGTGGCCGCGCTGTCGAAGACGGATGGCGGGTTCGTCGTCACCGACGGGGCGACGTTTGTCGTCGAAAGCGGCTCTACCGCGCGCACGTCTCTCGGGCTCGGCACGGCGGCCATCGTCAACACCGGAACGTCGGGAACGACGATCCCGCTCCTGGACGGGGCGAATACGTGGTCGGGCGTTCAGACCATCAGCGCGGTTGCTCCGTCGATCTTCCTGAACAAGAGCGCGTCGGGCGGGCAGGGGTTCATCGTCGGACAGATGGGCGGCACAAGCCGCTGGATTACGCGATATGGCGACACGACCGCGGAATCGGGGTCCGATGTCGGCTCGAATTGGGTGCTGGCGTCCTATACGGATGCGGGCGCGGCCAAGCACACCGTCATCAGCGCCGCTCGCGAAACTGGCATCGTTTCTTTCCCCCAGGGCGCCGTTGTCGGAGACGGTTCCGGCGACGCCGTGACGATCAAGGGAACGGTCGTCGATTCCTATTCGTCGGCGCTGCTGGACAATGCGGATGCGGCGGCGTGGCGGGCCGATCTCGGCGTCGGGACCGGCACCGGAGACATGGTCGGGTCGAACAATCTGTCCGACCTAACCAATGCCGCGACCGCGCGGTCCAATCTCGGGCTTGGGTCGTTGGCGACCGTCTCGACGGTCAACAACACGCAATGGTCCGGCACCGATCTTGCCGTCGCCAACGGCGGCACCGGAGCGAGTGACGCTGCCGGGGCGCGCACCAGTCTCGGGCTCGTGATTGGAACCGACGTCCAGGCATACGACGCGGATCTGGCCGCCATCGGCGCGCTGGCAAAGACCGACGGCAACGTCATCGTCGGCGATGGCGCGTCGTGGGTGGCCGAAAGCGGGTCCACGGCGCGCACGTCTCTCGGTCTGGCGATCGGAACCGATGTCCAGGCGTATAGCGCCAATCTCGCGACACTAGCCGCCGTCACGCCCGGAACGACCGGCCTGGCGCTGCTGGACGACACGTCGGCTTCCGGCGCGCGGACGACGCTCGGGCTCGGGACGTCTGCCATCGTCAACACCGGAACGTCGGGCGCGACGATCCCGCTACTGAACGCAGCAAACACATGGTCGGGCGCGCAAACGCTCAGCGCTGTCGCCCCGTCCATTTTCCTGAACAAGAGCGCATCTGGCGGGCAGGGGTTCATCGTCGGCCAGATGGGCGCTTCGAACCGCTGGATTACGCGCTACGGCGACACTGCCGTTGAATCCGGCTCGGACGTCGGTTCGGATTGGGTGCTGGGGTCTTACACGGACGCGGGTGCAGCCAAGCATACGGTCATCAGCGCGGCGCGCTCCACCGGCATTGTCACCTTCCCCCAGGGCGCGGTCATCGGGGATGGCTCCGGGGATGCCGCGACGATCAAGGGAACGGTTGTCAACTCCTACTCATCGGCGTTGCTGGACAACGTGGATGCAGCCGCGTGGCGCACCGATCTCGCCGTTGCTGGAACCGGGGTCGCAAACACGTTTTCGGCGGCGCAGGCCGTCACGTTCGTCACGCTCACGGACGGCGCGACGGTCACGCCCGATTTCACGCTGAGCAACACGTTCAACCTGACGCTCGGCGGCAACCGAACGCTTGCCAACCCGTCGTCCAAGACGGTCGGGCAGGAGGTTTTCGTCGTCGTCCGCCAGGACGCGACAGGAAGCCGAACGCTGGCATTCGGAACGCAATACAAGTTCCCCGGCGGCGCCGCTCCGACGCTTTCCACGGCCGCGAACGCGATCGACGTGATTGCAGGCGTGGTCGTGTCGAGCACCGAGATCCTTTGCAACACGACCCAGGCTTTTGCCTGATGTTCGGCGGGGCAACCGGGTATTTCGTCGCCGGATCGAGCGGCATAACGGGCATCCAGACATCGGGCGCTCCCGCGTCCCTGATCGGCATCGGCGGTAACGCCAATCACGACACGATGGACACCAGCGGTAAGGCTGTCGGGCTCTGGCCTGACGGCCCCTGCGTCTCTTACAAGGGCGGCGACGGGAACAACTACGCGATCTTCCCCCATTCCGAGAATTTCCGCATGACGGTGGCGGATTGGGAGAGTGGGGCGAGCTGGACCGGGCTGACGAACTGCTACAACAGCCCGCGCACCGCCGGCGAGGGGCAGTATGCCAATCGGATATGGATCTTCGGCACCTACGCGACCGGAAACACGGTCTACGCGCTCGGCCACATGGAATGGTACCAGACGCGAACGACCGGCGACACCGATGTCGACTGGGGTGCGCTCGACGGGTGGAACGGCTACGCGCCGGCCCAGCGTCAGGTCATGTCGCCGACGTGGCTCAAATCGACCGACAACGGGGCGACGTGGGCAATCAAGACGACCGGCGGCGATCGCCCGGTGCTGAAGCCTGAACCGTGGGCCACGCAATCGCGAGACACCTATTACGGTTTCCGCCACCCGTCGAACATCATGCATGAGGGCGGCTACTACTACGCCTTTCTTGACTTTATCTCGCTTCCCGGGTCGACCGATCTGCTGGACCAGGGGTTCTGCATGGTCCGCACCAACGATCTCGAGAGCAGCACTAATTGGGAATACTACAACGGGTCGGGCTGGACCGCGAACAACAGGGCCAGCTATCAGGGCAATCTCGCGGCGCAGCAACCGCATCAGTTCTTCGGGACGAGCGGTTGGGACCCCTATACCGAGAGCCCGCCAACCTGCCGCATGGCGCAGGCTCTCTGCTGGCACGTCCCGACCCAACAGTGGCTTCTGTTCGGCTTCCGGAGCGACGTGGCGGGCTATTTCTGCTTCACGCGAAGCGCGACGCTTGCCGACCCGCAGTTCGAGAGCAACGGCAGCACGATCATTTCGCTCGGCTCTGGCGATTCCGCCAACAACTATATTGGCGCCCGCTATATCAGCGTTTTCGATGACGCCGCGACCGATCAGAACCTGCGCGAGATCGGCAATAATCCGATCTGCGTTACTACCTTGGCCGACCGGACGGGGTTCGAATATAACCGGCTGACGATCAGCGTCTCAGCGTGACGGCGTGACAAGCGCGTGTCGATCATGTAAGAAGTCGCAATTCGCAAATCGGACGGATTTGACAGATGGCCGACCCGACGAAATACGTGACCGAGTTCGATTTCTCCGGCTATCAGTCGACCAATCCGTCTTCGCCGCTCCCCGGACCGTCCGTCGATAACGAACTCGCCAACGTCGAGACGTCGATCGACGAGATCGTCGACGCCATCACCGACATTCGCCGCTCCGACGGCGCGCTGGTCAACGGCATCGTCACGCGAGACGCGCTCGCCGACGAGGTTGCCGATCTTGCGGGCGCTTCGGCCTACCAGGTCGCTGTCGACGACGGATTTGTCGGCGACGAGACGGCATGGCTCCTATCGCTGAAGGGCGACGCGGCGACCATTGCCGTCGGCACCGTCACGACCGGCGCAGCGGGCACGGACGCGATCGTGACCAATGCCGGCACGTCCGCCGCCGCGGTATTCAACATCACGATCCCGCGCGGTGCGACCGGGGCCACCGGCGCAGGCACCGGCGACATGCTGGCCGCCGTCTACGACCCGACAGCGGTCGGTGGCGACGTCTTCAACATGGCAAACATGGCCGAAGCCGCTGACGCCAAGGTGTTGACCGCCGCCGAGCGCACGAAACTCGCCGGGATCGCAACAGCCGCGACCGCCAACAGTGCCGACGCGACGCTTCTCGCTCGGGCGAACCACACCGGTACGCAGCTCGCGGCAACCATCTCGGACTTCAGCACCGCCGCCGACGCGCGTGTCACGGCCGCGATCGGCACGCCTGGCGCGACGGGTCTCGCTATCCTGGCCGATACGACGGCGGGCGCTGTCCGCACCGAGATTTCGGCGGCGGCCCGCGCTCAGACCGACTTTATCTCCGGCGTGATCGTCGAGCCGGTTTCCGGCGACTACCGGCTGGTTATCAACATCCCTTACGCCATCTCGATCACGAAGGTGACGACCCGCAGCGCGGCGGGCACGGCCACGGCCACGGTGAAAATCAACACCACGGCGCTCGGCGGGACAGCGAACTCGGTCTCGACGACCGAGCAGTCGCAGACGCACTCGACGGCGAATGCCGTCGTGATCGGCGACGACATCGTCATGACGCTCGCGTCGATCTCGTCCTGTACGTATCTGTCATTCACGATCGAGTTCACGAGGACGCTGGCATGAGCCCGATCTTCGTCGGCGTTCTCGGCGCACCTGCACCGACTTACGACGCTCCGGGGTCGGAGACGTTCAGCACGCCCGGCGCGTGGTCGCGCCTTGTCCCGAATTACGAGAACTCGTTGACCGTGAAGCTTTGGGGCGGCGGTGGCGAAGGCGGAGAGGGGTGTTTCGATACGACACCCGGCGTTGACGGCAACAACGGCAGCGCGACGACATGCACGCAGACCAGCATGACCGCGAACGGCGGGTCCGGCGGCAAGAAGGGCGAAGTCGGTCCATCTGGCGGATTGGGTGGCGCAGCCGGGTCTGCGTCTGGCGGCACAACCAACACGACCGGATCGGCCGGTGCGGCCGGCTCCGGGGCCACGGCGGGAACCGGCGGCGCTTCTCCGAACGGCGGCGCGACGGCTGCGGCCAATACGGCGGGTAACGCGCCCGGCGGCGGCGGCGGCGGCGGCAATGGGGCCGGCCCGGAAGGTGGTGGCGCGGGCGGTGGTGGTGGTGGCGGCTACAGCGCGCGGACTTACACCGTCGGCGGTCTGGTCGTCGGCGCCACTTTGAGCGGAACCGTAGGCAGCGGCGGAACCGGTACCAGCGGGCCGAACGGCGCGGACGGCCGCGTGACGATCACCTGGACGTAGGAGCGCGAGATGAACGAACCGCAGTGGATGACAACGGCCCGCAAATATCTCGGCATGCGTGAGATCAAGGGGCCGCAGCACAACCCCGACATCATCGCCCTCTGGAAGAAGATGGGCGCACCGTTCAAGGATGACGAGACGCCGTGGTGCGGCGGGTTCGTCGGCGGCGTTCTCGTCGAGGCGGGGCTGAAGGCCGCGCCCGGCGGTGCGATGGCGCGCAACTGGCTGAAGCTGCCGAAGAAGATCGAGCGCGCCGCCGTCGGCTGCGTGGTCGTTTTCTGGCGTGGCTCGCCGCAGGGCGCATCGGGCCATGTCGGTTTCGTCGTCGGCCAGGACAGGGCCGGCAATCTGGCCGTGCTCGGCGGCAACCAGGGCGACAAGGTGTCGATTGCGTTCTTCGGGCGAAACCGCGTGCTCGGCTACCGCTGGCCGTCCATCGCGCCCTCACCGGAGCGCTACAACCTGCCTGTCTACGAGAGCAACGGCCAACTCTCCACGAACGAGGCGTGACATGTTCTTCGACCGGATGGGCAGTGACGATTGGCGGATCCGGCGGCGGATCGTGATCCTGCTGCTCGTCTGGTGCGTGGCGATGGTCAGCTACATCGCGATCATGGGTCCGCCCGACCAGTTGCGCGAGGCCATCGCTACGGCGCTGGTTTTGCTGATCGGCTCGCTCGTTGGCTCCTACGTTTTCGGGGTCATTTGGGACGAGAAGGGCAAGGTCGCCAGCACGACTACCGAAATCAAGAGCACGGTCGTCGAGGTTCCGGTGAAGGGAGACGAGGAATGATTCCCTATCTGCGCTTCGCCCCATATGCCGCCATTGCCGCGCTGGCGATCGGGCTGCTGTGGTATCGCGGTAACGCAATCGACGCCCGCGCCGAGCAGGCGAAGGCCCTAGCGGCGCTCAATGTCGCGGTCGAGGCCAACCGGGCGCAGGAAGAAGCCATCAGGCGCATCACAGAGGCCAACGCGCGAACCGATAAGCTGCTGGCGTCCATCGCCGCCGACGTGGCCGCGATCAACGATACGACCGCCGAGACGCAAGCCTCGGTCACTGAACTGGAGCGGTCAAATGAAGACGTTCGCGCTTATCTTTCTGGCGTTGTCCCTGCCGATCTTCAGCGGCTGCTCAACCGTCCCTAAGATCGTCACGAAGCCTGAAGTGCTCGTGATGGAACCTCCGTCGGCGCTGCTTGTTCCTTGTCCGCGCCCCTTCAAACCGGTGACGACGACGGGTGGGATCGTCGATCAACTGAATGCCACGCGCGGAGCACTTCGGGTCTGCTCCGCCCAGGTCGACGGCATTCGCAAATGGCGGGATGAAAACCGCACGACGAAGTAGGGGCGCAGGGCTTGGAAAATTGGCAAATATTTCTCGGCATCGGCGGAATCATGACGCCGGTCGTTCTGGCGGCGATGGCACGCGATAGGTCTCTGATCAGCATGTTCACGACGATGGAAACCGGATTGGAACAGCGGATCAAGGCGGAGACAGCCCCGTTGCACGAGCGCGTCAATCGCGTCCGCGACGAGTATGTCCGGCGCGACGATCTCGAGGCGCATCTGAGCCGCATGGAGAAGCAGTTCGACGAGGTTCGAGCCGAGCTGCGCCGTACTTCCGAGACCAACGAAAAACGTTTGGCCGAGATACTCACGCTCCTGCGCAAGGTGAGCTGATGGCGGCGCCGAAATCGTCGCGCGTCAACCCGAAGACCGGCAAGCGCTTCGGGTGGGAGGAAGAGCAGCGCAACGCGAAGGATCTCGAACAGGAGCTCCAGCAGCTAAACGCCAACACGGCGCTGGTGCTGCGCGCGCAGCGCGCCCTGGAAGCGCGGTCGAAGTTCCTCACCTACGTCAAGTTCACGTCGCCGGATCCGACGGACGCGAAGGACATCAACAAGTCGAGCTACGAAGACCAGCCGTTTCATCAGCAGGTCTGCCAGGCGCTCGAGGACATGGTCATCCACGACAAGTTCCGACAGTTGATTTTCGTGATGCCTCCGCGGCACGGAAAGACCCTGCTGACGACGAAGAAGCTCTCGGCCTGGTATTCCGGCCTTCATCCCGATCACGACATCGCGGTCGCATCCTACTCCGACACGATGGCCGAAGACATGGGCGGCGACACGCGCGCCATCTTGGGCACCCCGCAGCACAAGCAGGTATTCCCCGGCTACCGTCTGCGGCGCGGCGGCGCGTCGAAGAGCAACATCCAGACCGAGCAGGGTGGGCGGCTCGTCTTCGTCGGCCGCGGCGGCGCGCTGACCGGTCGAGGAATGCATCTCGGCATCGGTGATGACCTGTTCAAGGACCACGAGGAAGCGCGATCGCAGACGATTCGCGACCAGGCGTGGAACTGGTTCACGAAGGTCTTCATGACCCGCCGCATGGGCCGGAAGCTGGTCATTCTGACATTCACGCGCTGGCACCCCGACGACATCATCGGCCGGCTGACGGACCCCGAAAACCCGAACTACAACGCGATCGAAGCCGAGAAGTGGAAGATCATCCGTCTCCCCGCCATCGCGGAGGAAGACGACCCGCTCGGGCGCAAGGTTGGCGAAGCCCTGTGGCCGACCCGCTACGATCTCGACTTCCTGCAGTCGCAGCAGCGTCTCGATCCGCTCGGCTTCTCGGCGCTCTATCAGCAGAGCCCGTCCGTCGCCGACGGTGTCCTGTTTCGCCGCGAGACGATCCAGTATTACACGCCCGAGCAGTTGCCCGCCGATCTGCGCATCTACTGCGCGTCCGATCACGCGGTCGGCATGAACCAGCGCAACGACCCGTCCTGCCTGCTGAAGGTCGGTGTCGACAAGCAGAACAACATCTATCTGCTCGACACGATCTGGCGCCGCATGCCGACGGACCAGGCCGTCGAAGCCATGCTGTCGATGGCCGGCGGCAAGGATCGGCCGCTGCTGTGGTGGGCGGAACGCGGTCACATTTCGAAGTCGATCGGCCCGTTCCTGCGCAAGCGCATGCTTGAAACTGGCACCTACATCAACCTCGTCGAAGTCACGCCGGCGGTTGACAAGGAGCAACGCGCGCAGTCGATCGCCGCCCGCGTCGCGATGGGAAAGGTATTTTTTCCCAAAAATGCATGGTGGACCGAGAAGGCGATCAACGAGTTGATGGCCTTTCCGAACGGCACGCACGACGACTTCGTCGATACGCTGGCCTATATCGGTCTCGGGCTGCAGAGCCAGTTCGGGCCGGAGCGCACGGCGCCCACGCCAAAGGTTCACGAAGGCACCTTCAATTGGTTGAAGCAAAATGATATGCGTGCGGAAGCGAAGCGCCGCGCGGGCGTCCTCTCGGGATTTTGAGAAAAGTCATGGCCGACACGTCGACTGCAACTACTGACAGCTACGACGGCGAGGGAACGACCGACACCGCCGGCGTCGGCGCGTCCGAACTGAACCTCGTCAAGCAGATCCAGAAGCGCATCCGCGAGGACAAGAAGCACCACAAGCCGGCGTTCGATAAGATGCGCCGCGACATGTACATCGCGCGCCACGGCGCCACACCGGAATACAATTCGACCTGGTATCGGGCCAATCTCGCCGGCCGCCACGTCAAGAACAAGACCGCGGCGCTTTACGCGAAGAACCCGAAGGTCGTCGCGAAACGGCGCGAATCCCTCGATTTCGCTGTGTGGGATGAAGACCCGAAGTCGATCGACATCGCCATGCAGACCGTCATGCAGGCGCAGGCGATGCTGTCGACAATCCCGGTCGGGCCGGAAGGCCAGCCGACGATCGACGACAGCAACCCGCAGACGCAGCAGATGATCCAGGCGTTCGAGGCCGCGCAGGCCATCGTCGCCGACTTCCAGCAGGGCATGGAACGCCGGAAGACGATGGACCGCATCGGCAAGACGCTGGAGATCCTGTTCGCCCAGGCCCTGCGCGAGCAGAAGCCGGTCGATTTCAAGACCGGGGCGAAGCAGCTCGTGCGCCGGACATGCACGACTGGCGTCGGCTACGTCGAGCTCGCATTTCAGCGTCAGATGGGCCAGCGCCCCGAGATCGGTGAGCGGCTGGCGGATTTCCGCGCCCGGCTCGACCACATGAAAGTGCTGGCCGAGAAGATGGCCGACACCGAAAACCCGATGCTGCCGGACGACCCGGAGATCGAGGAACTGAAGAAGTCGATCGAGGCGCTCCAGGCCGAGCCGGAGATCGTGCTGCGCGAGGGGCTGATCATCGACTTCCCGCAGTCGACGAAGGTCATTCCGGACAAGCTGTGCCGCGAACTCGTCGGCTTCATCGGCGCCCGGCATCTGACGGTCGAGTACATGTATACCCGCGACGAAGTGCGGGAAATGTTCGGCATCGATCTCAAAGCCGATTACAAGAAATACACGGGCGACGCGAAGGCCGACGAGATGGACGGCGGCGATGTCGTCGAGAACAACGAGAGCGAGAAGTCAGGCAGTGAGGCGCACGGCCTCGTCTGCGTGTGGAAGCACTACGAGAAGGCTTCCGGCCTCGTCTATCTTGTCGCGGACGGCCACCCGAAGTTCCTGCGACAGCCGGCCGCGCCCGACGTGTTCGTCGAGGACTTCTGGCCGGTCTATGCGCTCGTTTTCAACGGCACCGAGAGCGAGGACGATCTGTTCCCGCCGTCGGACGTTCGCCTGATCGAGCACCAGCAACACGACTACAACACGTCGCGGCAGGGGATGCGCGAGCATCGCAAAGCTGGGCGCCCGCGCTTCCAGACGCGCCGCGGTGCGCTGTCCGACACCGACATGGCGCAGTTGAAGACGATGGACGCCTTCGATGTCGTGTTGCTCGACGTCGAAGGCGACTTGAAGGATGTGTTGAAGCCGATCGACTTCCCCGGCGTTGACATGAACCTCTACGCCACGGAGCCGTTCTTCCAGGACGTGCAGTTGACCGTCGGCAGCAGCGAAGCGCAGTTCGGGCTCACGGGGAAGGCCACCGCCACGGGCGAGGCCATCGCGGCCGGCGCATCCAAGTCCAGCGACGATTCGAGCATCGACGATCTCGACAGCTTCCTGTCGGCGTTTGCACGGGCCGCGAGCCAGATCCTGTTTCGCGAAATGTCCGAGGAACAGGTCAAGCAGATCGTCGGCGTCGGCGCGCTGTGGCCGC